AAATCCCTGCGGGAGAGCAGTTATTATTTATGAAAATGTTTTCTCCTTGGATATTAATAACTCGAAAAAGAGAATATGCTAATAAATTCGAACGTCAAAAACAAATATATAAATATTGTGATGATAGAAAATGACAAGGGAGAATATAGAATGAGAAAGAAATGTCCTGGCTGCAGTGAAGTAAAATCTTTAGAGGACTTTCAGAGGAAAAAATCTAATAAAGATGGACTGCAATATTGGTGTGCCAAGTGTATAAAAGAAAGTCAGATGAAGAGAGGAAATACAGAAATAGGGTTTTTAAAAAAGAAATACAGAAACATAAAGGATAGATGTAAAAAAGAAAATCGTAAGTGCTATTTTACTGTTGACCAGTTCCTTGCTGCATTCGAAAAACATAAAAGTATATATGAAATGAAAAGTGCATGGGGTCCCGGGCCTCATCAACTAGACCAGCATTTACCCATGACAATGATTAACGAGGGAAATGGACAAAGAGGGAAACGAGGGATAGCTCAAGGATCAAAAAGGATAGGTAGTAATTTAAGTGTAGATAGATTGGATTCAACTCGTCAATACACTCTACAAAATCTAATGTTTATTAGATTTGATGAGAACGTCAGAAAAAATAGTACTTCCTATGAAGACTGTAAAATACAAATAAGATTGCACGAGGAACGATTTATTAAGATGAAACCGTATTAATAGATGAGCTTACATGAAAAGGTTATAGGGCGTGAGTAAAGAAAAAAGAAAAGGATGGGATGGTAGGTTGAGAGTAAGTAATGATACTTATCGAAAAAGATTTAATGAAATTTTTAATAAAAAAGGTAATGTGATAAATACTGAAGAGAGTTTTGTTAGTAAGGAATATTTTAAAACAGATCCGGATAACGAGGAGTATGAATGAAAAAATTTTTAGAATTTGTGTACCATTGGTCGAGTAAGCTGAATGTCTGGTCGTGGCAGAAACTATACGGTAAAAGAGACGATTTATATTATAAACAAAAAGATGAAAAAAAGTAATAAATTCAACTATATACAAGGAAAACAGATCACGGACCACGAATCAGGGACCAGGGTTTATGACATAGTTGGTACTAGACTTCCGTCTGTTACTACGATATTAGGCGCAACAAAAGATCAATCATTTTTAAGAAATTGGAAAAATAAAGTTGGACATGAAGAAGCAGAACGAATCAAAAATCTATCTAGTAGGAGGGGAACTTCCATGCACAAATTCCTGGAATCTCATATACAGGGAATTGGCTACGATGATCTTACGCCAATCGGATGCGCGGCGAAGCCCATGGCCAAAAAAGTTATTGAAATGGGTCTTACACCTGTTGAAGAATACTATGGTTCGGAAGTTATGTTACATTATCCTGGGTTGTATGCTGGGAGTACTGATTTCGTATGTCTACACAATGGTATGGAAACCATTGTAGACTTTAAACAATCGAATAGACCAAAGAAAGAAGAATGGGTTCAAGATTATTACCTACAAATAGCAGCTTATGCTATGGCCCATGACCATGTTTATGGTAGCAAGATTAGACAAGGTGTGATTATGATGTGTACACCTGATTTATATTATCAAGAATTTAAGATCCAAGACTCCGAACTACGGAGCAGGAAACACGGGTTTTTGAAGAGGCTAAACATGTACCATGAGTTGCAACACAGCGAAAAAGAGCAGGCGGACGTCCAAATTGCCGCATCTGAATTCACCAAATAAGGCTGAATTGTGTCACAATTGTGGCAGAAATGTGTTCAAACCTAGTTTAGAATCGTTCTAAGTACAGTTTGTATAGGTATGGTAAAAAAAATGAAAATAAAAATAAAAAGTACTCTAGATATTTTGTCTTTCTGTCCTTTTGGCTTAGAAGTGTTGGTATACAACAAAAATGATGGACAAAATGTATGAAAAAAAAGTGTACTAGGACAAATTATTTTGTCCTAACAGGTAGAATTTCAGATTCCCCGCGCGCGAGACAATTCATTGTTCTCTTTTTCTCATTTTTTTTACCATACCTATACAGATTTGAAGATGACTAAAGAAGATTTTTTTGATATGTTGAATAGAGTACATAATCCGGAATATTACTATGCCACGCAAAAAAATAAAAAGAAAATTAAATCTACATCAAGCCAGTCCAAACGACATACCGTTTCCAAAGGTAAGGGTCGAGTGGATCGATTGCGTAAGCGACAGTGGTTGGGCAAATGAAAAAGAGTTTGATAAAATGAAATTAGCCAGCCCGGTCAATGAAGGTTGGTTATACTCTAAAGATGATGAATCAATTAAACTATTTGCTTCTTATGATAAAGAAGATGATGGTAGTTTTAGTTTTGGAGATAGGACTATGATTCCTCGGGATTGGGTAAAGAAGATACAGAAACTGTAGATGGTTCTTCAACAGCTTCACCTTCAACAGTCTTTGCACCTAAAAGAGGTGCGTAGTCGTCTAAAAGTTGTTTCATTTTTGTTTCTAGCTCTTGTTCTGATAGGTCCTCTAGTTTACCTGTTTTTATTATTTTTCTGTCTATGTATAATCCTGCTGCCTTTCCACGATTTGCTTCAGCGTTTACAGCAGAAGAGAAACTTCCTTTTTTTAAAGCAGCTTCTCTAAGTCTTGCTAATTCTGCAACATGACCTTCATAGGTCACTTCAAACTTCCTTAATCTTTCTTCCTTCAATTTACCTATATGACGAACTACTAAGGGGCTAAGTCTTGGATTGCATAATTCCGATCCTTCTTGCCTACATCTTTTTTCAGAATAGCCAGCTAGTTTTGCCGCCTCACCTTGGGTGACTGGGCCATCAGCGCTACCGAATACTAAAAATTCAGCAAACCTTTGTTGCATCTCTGTTAATCTTTTAGGAACTCCCATATTGACAATTTAAGGTAACTCTTCTATAAAGTCAATATGAAAGATGATCGAGGAGAATCAGATTTAACTAAACAAATAGATAACTTGACAACTGAATTAAAAAGCGTAAAGGATTTGGAAGAGTCTCATCGTGAGTTTTACGGTAAACTTCAACAAGAACTTGAGGAATGTAAGAGAGATAATATTATCCTCTCACATGATAATGCAACGCTTCTTAATCGACTTCGAGAAGCAGGTTTGTAATGTTTGTAAAACACTTACAAGAATTTTTATCAAAGTTTACAGAGGCAAACAAAGCTGGCACCCGTCAAGGTAATGCAGTTTCGAATGCTCAAATCTATGTTGAAAAAGACGGACGACTTCATGAGATTAAAAGAATTGAAGTGCAAGATCAAGGTATAATTGGTCAGTCATCAATTCGGGTAGTTATTAAAACACAGGAGAAACAGGAAATTATTCTGCCACCAAGTCTTATGAAAGAGTTCTAAATGAATGTACCAGTCACCCTAAAAAACGCATGGGTCCAGAAGCAAAATTATATCAAAAAATTAAGAAAAATTCCGATGGAATTATATGGACAAGGCTTGAAAACCTTAGCCTTCTCGGCACTCCTGATCTATTGGGTTATAATAATTCTGGGCACTTTTTCACTGTAGAGCTTAAAGTCACGAAGGGGAACAAACTTAAATTTTCTCCACACCAAATTGCGTTCCACGTGAAACATCCTAACAATACTTTTATCATGGCCGAGGCCCTTGGTCCAAGGTCCTCGAAACATGTTCACATGTTCCATGGCTCAAGAATCATGGAGCTTGAAGCTTGCGGCTTGAAGCTTGATGCTTGCTGCTTGGGGCTTGAGGCTTGTATTAATTATTTGAAGAACCTGAACTAGGTTCTGGTTTAGCTTGAAGCTTGAAGCTTGACGCTTGGAGCTTGAGGCCCGGACCAGGTGAACGCCTTCCAGCCTCCGTCGAGTCTCCTCGGCTAATTACCTGATCCGATTTATTACGCTTGCGTAATTCTTTATAATACTTTGGATGTTGGAAAATATGAGTCATATTTAATATATTCTTTTATTAATTTTTTATGCTTGGCGCTTCCGTACTTGCGCAGCGGTAGGGCCCTGATTTTTTTTAAGATTTCTTTTTGTTTAGTGTTTGCCATAACTTACATTTTTAATTTTTTTATTCCAGCATTTTCTGCAATCGTTGCATTTTCCATCTTGAAGCGGCGCCGGGCATGTTGCGCCAGCTGTTACGACCGTTGACGTGTTAGGCCATGAGCCGGCGGCCGGCTGGTTAACCATAGGCATGGAAAATCTTATTGTTAAATTTTCAGGCGCTCGTGCTGCGTGGTCCCTGGTCCACGCTTCACGCGTGGGCATCCAATGCTTAACTGAAG